CAATCAAAACGAATGTTAAAATTATTCCAAGATATAGATTAATAAATGCATTAATCTTCATCCAACGTATCATATGTTTCATAGTGTCTCCTAACCAAAGAATGAATCTAAACTTGCAACTGGTTCTACATTCCAATCAATCAAGTTGACAATAGTTTTAAGTGGTTCTATGAATGCTTTGTCGAACTGCATATCATAATCAACAAATCTATGTAGGTCAAATTCTCTTGGAAGTGTCCCAACATATGATATCACATTTTCATTGATGGGGTTTGGTACTGTTAGATATGTAAACAGAATTTTATCTTTGTTTTTTATCTCTTCATATCGTTTGTCTATGTTTTTCTTTTTAAGTAAGTTGTTATATAATAAAGAACCTCTAACGTGTATAGGAGTCCCTTTACTGTAAATCATTGTTGAGTCTGCATATTGTTGTAAGTTATTACAACCTCTAGGAGATGATATATCTTCTACTGGTAGATTTCTAAAATCCTTTCGTGCAGTCTCTACGAACTCCCATAGTTCTTGTTCGTCTCCTCTCATAACAATTCGTAATCCGTCTTCTAGTTTCTTACGAATCCATAAAGGTGTGGAGGACTTTGCAGTCTCAATACCCATCATCTTGAGTTTAGGTTCTTCGTATCTAACACCTTCGTTATCATAAACATTTAGAATGTATCGTTTCTTTGCAGTCCATATACCCTTATCTGCAATAACCTCTCTACCCATTTCCATCTTCTGTTGGAATGCATTGGTATAATCTTTAAGTTCATCGAACCCTTCTGCAAGAACCTGTTCTATCTGAACTTCTGCTTTGTTTAGAAAATCTATAACTTTTTCTTTTGGGGTGTCTTCGGGAAACACTTGAGACACTAAGTCGTCCATTGTGATATAAACTGAATCGGTATCGATTGCAATTACATAATCCTTTTCGGTCTTTAGAACATTCTGTAGATAATTGTTAATGGTCTTTTCTGCCCATTGAATTACCAACTGACCACTTAGTGTAATTGCTTCTGCAAGGTCAACACTAAAGAATGCAAAGTATTGATTTGCAAGAGCACCATAAGCAGAGTTCAGTGCAATCTTACGAACCTGTTGATTGTTGTATGCACGTTTGATAAGTGTATCCAGTTCTCTCCTTCGTTTGGTGTCTTTGCAAGTCTCTCGTTCTTGTTGATATGCAATCATCTTCTTCTTCCACTCTTTGCGTTCTTCATAAAACTTTTCCATAAGTTCGGGAAGGAATCCTTGTCTATCTCTTTTGAACATAACTCCGTTAGGTGTTACGGTGTGACCTGTTTTATGAACATAAGACAAATCAGATTCTTGGGTTAGCATTTTACTAACATTAACATCCTGTCTATCTCCTCGTATCATTTTTTCAGGCGATATGTTGAACTGCATAATTAGATGAGGATACAATGAGTTCAAATCAAATGACATAACCCAGTTATGTCCTCCCACTAAAGGTTCTTTGACGTATGCACCTTGAATTGAATGTGTCTTATTACTGGATAATTGCTGTGGTGGTGTTTGTATGTTTTGGTCTCGTAAGAAATTATAGATAATCGTTTCCCAATACTTAACCATTCCAAACACATCTGTATAGTTGCATTTAGCATTATATGCCATTGTTTGGGTTAGTTCTATGAATCCAAGTTTCTCATCCAAGTCTTCAATAAGAGTTACATCCTTTAAGTTATATTCTAAGAACTTATGATAATCCTGTCTGTAAAGAGTGTGGAGAGAACCGTATTCTGAATAATCCAATTTACCAGTTCCAAGTTCTACTTGTGCAATGTTTTCTAGTTTATATGATGATTGGTTGACAAAGGTATGTTTTTTATAGAGTTCTAAGTAATCAAGAACATTGACACCATAAAGAGTGTAAACCATATTCTTTTGATATCCATATTGAGTGAACTCTCTAACATCAGACATATTCCAAGGAGAAAGTTTTTTATGTTCTCCTTCACCAAAAAGTTTATCAATTCTATTACAAAGATATGTGATGTCAAAACTGTTTACATTCCAACCTGTAATAACATCAAACGATTCCTTTCTCCAGTACTTGATGAACTCAGTTAGAAGTTCTGCTTCATCTTTGCAATTGTGATACACAACATTTTTAGGTGCTTCATCCCATTCACCAAATCCGAATATATGTGTATTATGTCTGAATGGTTTGATTGCAATTGCATTGACTTTCTCTGCAGCATACAATGGGTCGGGAAACCCATTTTCACATTCACACTCAATATCAAGTGTTGCAGTTTTAATCTTTTTAGTATCGAACTTAATGTCACCTTTGAATGTGTCTGCGATGTAAGTATAAACATATCTATCGTATCCGTGTATTTCGAATCCGTGAGTGTCTTTATACTTCTCTCTAAACTTTCTTGCACCACCCATTGAGTTGAGTTCAACAAGTTCGAGTGGTCTACCGTCTAAAGATTTATAAGGAGAGTCTCCTTTTTTGGATGGGACAAAGTGTTTTGGTCTATAAGAAACCGTGAGTTTCTTTTTCTGATTACCTTGATAACCAGTTACTAATATTTTGTCTCGGGTACGAGTGACGTTTGTGTAATAATCCATATAGTAATTATACTATAAAGATACTACTCTGTCAATGTGGTTATACCTTTTTTATTGTTTAAAATGTCGTATACTGCATCATACTTATCTTTTGAACTAGCAAGTTTTTCTATTTGCATATCTAACGCTTGTGCAATATCAGAATGGTCTCCAATACCTGCAGGGTGGTTTTGATAAACTTCGATGTTTGCCATTGCGACATCCATCTCACCTTGATACTGACTCATCAGTGCTTTTAACATTGTTTCTCTTCCCATTATCTACCTCGTTGGTTTCCTGTTGAAACTTTATAATTTGTTTCTAGTTGTGGTTTAACTTCGAATACAACTGCAACCTGTTCTTTTTTAAATGTAAAGTTATATTCCTTTGCAAATGGAATGTAGTCTGCAAGACTGATTTCCATTTTACCATCTTGAACATTAGCAATACATTCTTTAGCATCAACTATTTTATGATTTCCGTTCCAAGTTTTTTCATAAAACCCAATTACGATTTCACCAGTGGTTAGTCTTATTGCTTTAATCTTACCCACAGTTTCTTACCATTTCTTGTAGTTCAACACTTCGTCTTCCGACCTGTCCAAACCATTTGGAGTCTTCCATTTCGACTGCAACCTTTTCCCAGTCACAAGCAACAACACCTTTCCACATATTGTTGAACTTACCAAATCTTGTTCCACCCAAGTTGAATGTCATATTGACTAATACGTGTTGAATGTCTTCGGGAAGTGCATAGAAGTCTTCTCCTCCTTTTGACTCAAATACGTGAATTGTTTCTTCTACGTGTTTATCGAAGTCATATTCATAAACATCATCTACCCTTTCTTGTGAAACTGGTGTTCCAACTGGTAGTCCGTATTCATCATCACTGTCTTTAATTAAGTGTCCAACTCCAAAAGTTAAGTATCCTAATGAGTCTTCATAAATTTCGAGGACTTCTCCCTCGTGTCTTTTAATCTGTTCTTTCAATATCTCTTTGTTCATTTTCGTTATTTACCTGTTGTTGCATAAGCTCTACTAATATATCGCCCATTAGATTTTGTAATATTTCATCTTTATTTAGTTCATCTATATCTTTACCTTTTACAGGTCTGACTATGTTTCGTTGAAAATTTAAATGTGCTTTACCTTCAACAAACTGAACCTTTCCATAAGTGTATACCAATCCATTGTACGGGTCTTCTAATAGTTCTATACCTGTCATATTGAGTTTGTCGTTCTCTACAATTCGATATGCACCTCTATCAAATAACTCAGTCATTAAAAAAAGTTCTCCAAAGAAGATGAATTGTATGACTCATATGCAGATTTAATATCACATTTGAATCTTCTTATTCTACCTATGTTTTTCCATTCATCGAATTTGTTAGTCAATGTTAAGAATGGATACTTTTTGCATATCTTCATATGTTCTATTTCATTTACTTCTGCAGTTCTAAACTCTGCACATCCACCTTCTGCAAAAGCAGTTACCCACCTATCCATACAAACCTCATCTGAAGTTATGTTCTTATGACCTCTCATTGCACATTCAATTGCTAGGACATTATCTTCTCCAACTTGTGCTAAGTTCCAATCCACTTCATCTACAAACTTATTTAGTTTACTGCCATCAATCCAATGAGTAGCAATGAATAGTTTATTGAAATAGTGGTTCTCACCGTAAGGTGGTAGTGAGATATCCCTATGTCCAATGTGCATTATGTTGTCTTCTTTAAACCAAGTCTCAACTCTATTGAACCAGTCATTCCAATCTTCAAGTGTCATTAGTCTTTTTGAAGTATCCATATTTGATTCTTCACCATAGTACTTTGAATTTCTTCTATAGAATCTTAAATCATCATCCATCATACCAAAGTGATTTGTTCCAGCGTGATGATATATCAACTCTCTTGTCTTTGCTATACCAATTTCGTTTCCTACAACAAGGTACTCACAATCATATGTATAGTGTTTTCTCTCTTGGTCTTGAACTACCATAATAACATTTTTTTGTATATCAGAAGGAAGGTTCTCAAAAGTAATTTGTGAGTCAACTCTTTTATATGTTGGGATGTATATTCTCATTCTTTCCAATTGTATGTTGGTTCAACACTCATAGTGTCATAGATGTTTGGATGAGATAGCAATGCACGTCTGTAAGGAGTCCATTTGATTCCTCGTCCCCATCCCATATGTCCGTAAAGTTCTGATTTGGATATAGAACCGTGTATTTTTACAGCATCAATAAGTTCTTTAAGTTTTCCAGTCTCTTTCATCTTATGAGAGTTATCAACTATGTTTTTAATATTGTCTACCATCTTACTCATCTCATTCTTGTATAGAAGATTGTCTCTAAGAGATTGTTGTGCAATTCTAGATTGTTCATTTCTATGGTCAACATTGTCTAAGTGTTTGTTTAGTAATGTAAGTGCTTCGTTATCTGTTGTAAAGAACTCTGCGTTATCCTGCAATTCGTGATAGTAAGAACCATCATAAAATATATACGGGACACCATTCATAAGACCATCAGTAGCAGCAACACTCCAACCACCATACTTTTGTTTTGGTGCAAATCCAACCAAACAATCTCTTAGTCTATTGTAATATCCTTTCTTATCAAACTTCTCGTTAGACATATAAGGTCTTGGTACATCTCCTTCAAAGAGTGGTATCCATACTTTAAAGTCTTGTCGTGTTTCGTATAGTTTATCCATAAGAGATACAAACTCGTCAAAGTGTTTGTATGCTTCACATCTATGATTGAATACGATTAATTTTTCGGGACTTTCATTTGGTTCAACAATATCACTTTCAAATACACCCAAGTGTTGCACTGTTAGAATGTTATCTATCTTATCAACAGTTTCTGCATTGAACACTTCTTTTGCTTGTTCCAATACCATCTCTTTTTGTGCATAGGTATTGATATAACAATTTTCATATTCTAAAAGACCTAACATATTCTGATTGAATGCACCTTTATACCAAGCAACAATATGATGAAAATCAAACCAATGTGAGTATCCCATAACTTTAGGTGTATGATGAGTTAGGTTATACATTGTGTTTACAAGTTGATGAGTATGTTCGGGTAAGTGTGACATAATAATATCAAAATCTTTTTCAGAACCAATCAATGACTTAATGTGTGAAACATCAAAATCACTCCTCATTGCTGGTGGATATGTATGAACTGGAACCATCAACTGTTCTGTATTAGGAAATGTCAATCCATCAATATGAGTTGGGGATATGATATGCCAGAAGAAAGGTTGACCTTGTGTTTCACGAATCATATTTTTTAACACTTGAACATATGAATCCTTTTCTAAGTCCTTTTGCCAAGTGATATTAGGATACACTAATATCCTAATTGTTTTCTGAAACTCTTTTTGTCCGTAAAATTTATCTAACATAACTGGAGCGGGTAGAGAGAATCGAACTCCCATCAAAAGGTTGGAAACCTCTTGTAATAACCATTATACGATACCCGCTTGGTTGACTTGTCTTCTCAAGTTTGTAGTTGAGAAGGAATGTTTTCTATTTGTATAATATACCTCTATCGGTAAATTGTCCCCTGTAAATGATTTATCTTTGTAATCTTCTCCAACAAATCTAATGTCGATAGGAGTTGATTCAAGTAAGTCCATTAAACTTTGTTCTGTATCATATGGTATCACATCATCCACATATTGTAAAGAGGATAATTGGATGAACCTTTCATATACATTTTGTACTGGTTGATTCTTTGATTGTCTATCAATAGATGGGTCTGTTTGTAATCCAACAATAAGGTGGTCACAATTTGCACGTGCTTCTTTCAACATAACAACGTGACCTGCGTGTAAAAGGTCAAATGCACCACAAGTAAATCCTATCTTCATCTTATAATATCAATTGAGTTCATAGTATCTTGATTCCAAACTTCTAATTCTGTTCTATTTCTTCCTTGTGCAATCACATTATCAAATCTTTTACTTGCGTGTTTTTTCCACCAAGTAAGAACACCTTCCAATTCAAATCTATCAAAATTTTCTGCTTTGATTAGTTTATCAGTTTTACCTAATATGACATCTCTAGTGTTAGAGTATCCCCATTCGGACATATAAAATCTTTTTTGAGTTGTGACTCCACCTGCAGTTTCCATAGCATTACAGAAGTGTTCATATCCTGTTTGGTCGTGTTTCTTTAAGTTCTGCTTGACTAAACTAATCATCTTGGTTTGCATCTTAAGTTTACGAGATGATGCACCTTTATGTATTAGGTCTTCTCCACCATTCTTATCAGTAAACCAATCTCTCAATTCAAAGTATATGTCTTCTCCTAGTGTTAAGAGGAAGTTACTTTGAGTATCTCCCTTGTATCTTAAGAAGGGTCTCATTCCATCATACATACTTGCACCTTTAATGTTTCCATACAAAGAGGTTGTTTCAAATAAACAAAACTCTGTATTATATTTAGCGTTTAACATTCTTCGTGTTTCGTGTGAACAACATATAGATGCAAGAAGTTTACCACCAAGATAGTTATATCCAAATGGTTGGATGGGAACAATATTGAATCCCATAATTGCGTGTTTATTAAATATTTCTAACTCGGGTGTTTGACCAAGATAATCATTTCTTGGTTTACTATTAATGAGTGGTGAACCATATCTTATGAATCCCACTATAGTGTTTGTATTAGTTTCTTTTACTACAAGTTTTAGTGATTTGCCAGGAATTGATGTCTCTGGCGAAAATGATGCAGTCTTTTCTAACATTGCATCAAAGGTCTCGTTTGGTATTGTTGTGACCTCTATGTTCATATCTTGAGGATGCATTTCATAATTCTGAAACATATCATCTTCAAGACCGAATCCGAATAATGGAGCAGGTAAGTCTTTTACTCTTTCAATTTTCCTTGCACGAAAATAATCGTCAATTCTTTTGAAGTCTGCAAAATATGATACAAGTTTCCCTGCAACCCAATGGGTATCTTGCCTGCTTAGTTCCATTCCTAAAGGTTGTTCAATACATTTTCGGGTGTAGACACTTCATAAGGGTCTGTTTCGATGTTGTCTTGGTATCCTGCTTCTGCAAACATTCTTTCAATAACACCATCGTTTACCACCATTGCATATCTCCAACTTCTCATACCAAATCCTAAGTTTGATTTCAAAACTTCTGAACCAAGTTTGTGTGTAAACTCTCCATTCCCATCGGGAAGTGGATATAGGTTTTCAATATTGCTATCTTTAAACCAAGAGTTCATTACAAAAGTATCGTTTACAGATACACAATAAATTTCATCAATTCCCTTGTCTTGGAACTGGTCGAATAATTTATCATATCCTGGCAATTGATTGTTACTACACGTTGGTGTGTATGCTCCTGGCAATCCAAAAACAATTACTCGTTTACCTTCAAACTGTTCTTTAGTATTCAATGTTGTGAACTCACCATCAACACGAATTGGCATAACCACTTCGGGTACTCTAGTTTGTCCTTCGATTATTTCTAATCCCATCTTGTTATTCATTTAATTCTCCATAATAAAAAAGATACACCCATTATATCATCTAACGGGTGTATCTGTAAGGGGGTTTTTAAGAAATTTTGATTTCTTGAGGTTTGTCTTCCTCTGGCACAATTCTCTCTAAACTGACAACCAAAATACCATTCTTCATATCTGCACCTTTAACGATTATATCGTCTGCAAGTGTGAATGACCTTTTGAATGAACGAGATGCAAGTCCTTGGTGGACATACTCTTTTGATTCAGTATCCTGTTCTCCCGTAATGATAAGTTTTTCCTTCTCTTTAGAGATAGAAACTTCTTTCTTATCAAATCCTGCTACTGCCATTTCAATTTGGAAATTTTCCTCATCGATTTTTACAATGTTGTAGGGTGGATAGTTAGAACTAGAATGTGTATCTGCACGTTCTAATAGTTGTAGAGTTCTGTCGAACCCGATTGCGAATGGGAATGATTTCCCGAAGACATCGTCATAGATAGTCATAGTTTTCTCCTTTATTTAAGCAAGTTAATATATGCAACCTCTAATGAGCATTGCAATGGTATTTATAACACCATACTACTATTATATGGGTTTTTTTTAAAATTTCAAGGGGTTTATTGAATTATTTTTACAACTTTATTAAGTCGCCCACTTTTCATTAGTTTATGAAATTTGTCTGCTTGGGTCTTTATAAACTCGGCAGACAATGATGCGTAATGTAGCATTGTTATCTCCTGTAATGTTGAAACTATCCGTCAACTGCACTTCGGTTTCCCTACTTGGTCTTTGTGACTTAATTGTTTCGTTTATGTGACAACTGTGTGTCACAATAGTATTTAGACAAACTAATATTTAAATAATTGTTGTTGGTTCTTCTTTAACTACAAATACAACACCACCTCTTCTCACGAGTTCATTCTTTACTTTTTGACGAAGTTTTCCTGCAACAGGTTTGTTATATGCATCAAGTAATTCCTTAATAGGTTTCTGTTTGATATAATCGTGTTTAATTGTTCTTTTTTTTGTGTTTCGGTCAACTATGACTTGGGTCTGACCATATTTTATTGGCATAATATATTCTCCATAATTTATGTTAATATTTATTGCATCTTTCTTTTGCATCTTTCAATATATCAAGATTACTTACAATCACCATAGACATTAAGAAGTTCATCTGATTCATAACGTATGGTGTTACCCTCTCATTTTTAATATCTGAGTTTATAGCAGGAATGAGAACTGCAGTCTTAAATGCAAACATTTGTGGAACTGAAGGTGATTCACCAAGAAAAGGATTTAGTTCTTTGACACAACTGTATTTGAGACCACGATATGTGGTATA